ATGTCTGTGAAACCTTTAACTGTTTATATATTGGATTATCTTTATTTTTTTCCGCTATATTTGCAAATCCTTTAATATTAGATTTTAAAAATTCTATAGCATTAGCTCCACCTGCAACCAGTTTGTTTGCAGTTTCAGGATTTTCAGCTACATTTTTTGCTAGAGTGTTTACTTCATTAATTAAATTTGTTCCAGTTTTGTATTGATCTAAAATTGGTTGTAATCTTTTTTCTAAACTCATATCAGCTGAAGGAGCTGCTTCAGTTCCAGTTGGAATGTTTGTAATTCTGTATCCTTGTTTTGCTAAATCTTCTGTACTTGCAAGAGCGTCTTTTTTTGATATGTTTTTAACAAAATTACCACCGCTGTCTATTACTTGCAACAAACTTCCAGGACTACTACTTTTAGTTAAAAAACTACTGTATTCTTCTGGTGTAGGAGTGTTATCTGTTAATAAATATTCTTGATAACTCACAGGCGGTTTTTGCATTTTAGTTTGCCCTAATGCTTTTCTTTCAGCAGCTCTACCAGCTACATCCCTACCAGCAAAAGCATCACTTAATCTTGCAGAAAGCTCACGCATACCAAGATTTCTAGCAGCTTCTTTTTGTTGGTTATATAACATTAATTGTTGTGGGTCTAATTTAGACAATTCATTTTGCTTTAAAATATCAGCACCACCAAGTCGTGAAACAAAATTACCACCCATGTTTTGTAATTTTCCTATACTCATCTAATCACCTAACTAAAAAGTCCAAATATGCCAGATAAAATATCACCTGCGCCAGCTTTTTCTGAATCTGTTCGTGTTGTGCTTATTAATGGTGTACCCAAACCAGCTTGTAATAAACTTAGCTGTTGTTGTGGATAAGCTAATGCTCTTTGGAACTCGCCTCTTTGAGCATCTATAGCTCTTTGTTGTAGTGCTTGTTGTTGTGTTCCTACTGCTCCTAGAAGTCCTAACTGTTGTAACTGTTGTCCCTGTAAGCCACCAAGCAGTCCTGCTTGTTGCGCTCTTGCTCTTAGTTCTAACTCTGGAGCAAATTGTGCCATTTGCATTTGTCTTGCAATATCAGACTCAGCAGCTCCTAAAGCTTGACCGTAACCTCTTTCTCTTTGCTCGGCAGCTGTTCTTGCCATAACTTCTGCAAAAGGTCTTTGTGACTCTGCTTCCAGTATTGCAGAACGTGAACCACCAAAAGCACCTGCTCTGATTGCTCTTTCTTGTGCGCCAGTTCTTGCTATATCAGCTTGTCGCTGTATATCTCGCATAGTTGCATCTATAACTTGTTGTTGATACGGTGATTGATAAGCACCAATATCAGCTGTAAGTAAAGAACCAACTTGACCAGTAACAGGTCTAGCTTCTTGTGCTAATGTTTGTAACCCTTTTGTTGGGTCAAACTGCATACCTGTCTCAAATAGTCCTCTTGTAGCCTGAAATTGTCTTAGTTGGTCTGGTGAGAAGCCAGCGACCATTGGACCTGTATAAGGTATAAAAGGTTGTCTTGATGCACCCTGCGCTCTGCTAAAAAGTTCTTGAAATTGTGCTTGTTGCCATGCTGGCAATTCTTGCGATGTTTCTGTTCTGGTTTTTCCTTTACTCATAAGTCTTTTCTAATTAAATGTTCTGTCTCAAATCCTAGATGTTTTATCTTTCTAATCCATCCTTTTCTACCGCCACCGTATAATCTTTTAATACCTGCGGCTTTTGCAAACGCTTCTATTGATGGTAGCATTTCTTCTAGTTCTTCGTAATCACCACCACAAAATAATAGATTCATTGCTTTAACTTGTGGATATATTACAAATTCTGTTATGTATGCAGACTTTTTGCCTGGCCATAAATGGAATATACCATGTCTTATTTTATCTTCTATATCGTCAATTGTATAGGAATCTTGATACTTTACAGCTTTTGCTATATAAGGTTTACACCTTTCCCATTCAATTTCCCAAGGTTCTTTTTTCGCTTGGTTTATGTCAACTACCTTATTAGTCACCTTTTGCATATTCTACGATACTCGCATAAACAGTTAAATTACCAGCACGATCTGCTTGTATTTTTATTGCATCGCCTTGGTGTATTATTAAACTTCTAGTTAATAATTCTTCAGTATTGTAAGCAGTAATAGTAAATTCTTTGAATAAAGTATAAGTAGTAGCATCATGTGTTACAGTAACTGTTATATTGGTTTGTTGATTATCATGGTCACAAACCAATATAGATTCAACAATTGAAAAACTAAAATCATCTCCACTTGGAGAAGTATATAATGTTGTTAAATCTGTAGTGGTAAGTATTTCATGCGCTGATTCAGCTCTTTGTATATACTGTCTTTGTGAGGATAAATCCATTATCTTTTACCTCTGGTTCTTACATTTAATCTTATATTACCAACTTGGAAATCTTGGTTAGTGCTACCTGTTACAGTCATTTGTACTTGTCTTGCTGTAAACCTAGCATCGGTATATCCATCATTTTCAAAGGTAAAACTACCAAAGTCTGTTTCGCTACCTAGCGGGGTAAACTTACCTTTAAAACTTATTGTTACACCTGGTAATGTGTTTGCTTCCTCGTCTGGGATAATCTGATTACATTGCACATAGTTATCACCGTTACCTAATTCTATTGGACCGCTTGTACAAAATGGAACGTCACTATTTAGGTTTGGTGAATTAGATAATGTGGTTGATTCGTGTTCGTATACAAAACCGTTTGAATCACCAGCAATAGGATAATTAAACGCACCTTGGTCAATCCAACAGCCTCTATCTAAAGAACCTATAGACCAAGTGTTTTCTAAGTAATTCCAGATTACGTATTTGTTTGGTGTGTATTGTCCATCACCCACAGGAAAACCCCACCATATTTCGTTGAAGTTAGAATTATGTCCACCCCAGCACGCTTGCCTGCCTTGTATGTTTAGATTGTCATATACATAATCATGCACATCGCATTTGATTTCTCTTACAACACCATCATAAACAAAGAATGAGTTTTCACCCATCCACGCAAGAAAGTTTCCTGTTTGCACGACTGATCTTCTACTGACTGCTTTACAGTTTGCACCTGCTGCGGTTATACCATAAACAAAAGGCGAGCCTACATAGCTCATTCTATCTATACCAGTATCACTAAAGACTATGACATCGTTTTGATATTTAACGCCTAATAACGCACGACCACCTGTTGGTATTTGCACATCACCTGCTGTATTAGTAGCTTTAGATGTCCAGGTGTTTCTATCTTCTCTATCACTCCATGCAATTCTTCTAGGGTCTCCACTAGAACCTATTGCAACTAAATGCCTTTCATTAGTTACTAGAACAGCCTGACAGCCTGTAGGAGCGTTTGTTACGACTGTACCAATGGTATCGGGTGAACCACCTGAAGAGTCTGGCTGCCACTTATAGATTTTACCGTCACCAGAAAAACAAAAGACTAAATCTTCACCCCAGTTATCAAAGGAGAAATGACCTGAAGCAAGAGGTAGTCCAGATTGGCTTCTAGCATCACCGTAATCTTCTACGTTATAGTGGTATGCACCGTAACCAAGAGGATCGTTATCAGCGTCACTTACAAAGCCTGTTGGTGTTATATCAGTCCAAGTATTGTCGTATAAGACATATACCTTTTGTCTTGTACCTACGGCTAGTATGGATTCACCAAGATTATCTTTATAGGCATACATACCTATAGGTTCACCGTCTAGTGCTGTGTTTCTTAGTTTAGTCCAACCACCAATAGGTTTAAGAAATCCATTTTCAAAACGCACAAGATTGCCGTCAACCCAACGACCTTTGTTAGCATAGTCAGTTCCGTTTTTGACTATGCCAGCTGGCGGAGTTACAGGCAATAGTGCCATTGTTTAACCTATAGTTTTAGTAACAGATGTAGGGTTGATTTGGCCATCAATGTTGCTGTCTAATCCTGATTTAAGATTAGCAACTTCTTCATCACCCATACCAGATGTAACCCAACCAGTTACTATGTCATTGGTAAGATCTGCGAATGGTATAAAGTTAGATATATCATCTGCATTAACGCTGTGAGTACCATAAACAGAGGCTGAATAGTTATTACCTTCAGCGTCTTGTTGATCGCTCTCTGCGTTTAATCGCCAATGAACCACATAAACGACATCAGAATGTCCATCGTGGTTTGGGTAAGTGTCAACTGTTTTGCAGTCCCATGTGTATGTATTTGCCATGTTATTCTCCTTTTAATAAGTTAATTTCAGATTGTAAGGCTTCAATCTGTGTTTGTTGTTCTTGTATAGCTTTGATTAAGATTGGTACAAAGACTGAATATTTAACTGATTTTGTTGTTGTACCCAAATCATTATCATCATCATCTAAATCAGGACTTTCTTCTACCATACTAGGAAATATGGTTTCTAGTTCTTGTGCTATAACACCAATTTGTTTTTTATCTTCTCCTATTAAATTATAGTTTCTTATTCTTACCTGTTTTAAATCTTCAAGTTTATTTGTAGCATCAACTATATTTTCTTTTAATTTTTCATCTGATAAAGCACCATAAGAATTATTAGT